AAATCACGCAAACCAATCCAAAGATCGCACAAGTCATCATCAGTCAATTTGGTGGACTATATTGCTAAAACATATAATCTACATATTATAGGTAATGATACAATATATTCTTTTTCATCCTCCCTTTCTGGAAGGGTGATTTTTTAAATTATTTCTCATTTTCCTATTGACTTTGCGCCTTTATAGGCGTATAATGAAGCCATAAGATAAAGCAAAGGAGATGCGAAAATGAAAAAATACAACTTATCAAGAATCATGAAAAGAGCATGGGAAATAGTTAGAAAATCAAAAATCAAATTTTCCGAAGCATTAAAGTTCTCCTGGCTTATCGCAAAAAGGGAGGTTGATCTCAAAGAACAATGGGCCGAGCCAGAAGGTGTCGTAACTTGGAATATTTGGACTGGCTACGGACATGTACGAGCTTATTTTAAGTGTAATTGGATGAGTAAGTATTGGAATAGCAAGAAATGTAATTTTGTAGAAATGTAAAGGAGGTACACATGGCGAAGATAAATGAAGGAAATGCTCTGAACAATATCCGCAGCCGAAGAATATCGCTAGGCTTGACACAAGGAGAATTATCAAAAAAAACAGGAATTAACATAAGGCAGATACAGAAATACGAATCCGGAGAGTATTGCATAGAAAATATGACTCTCAAGAATGCGATCGCATTATCTGATGCATTTAATTGTGACGTAAGGATGTTATTATAATTGCAAAACAAACTAAAGGAGATTATGAGATATGACAAAGGAAATGGTATTAAAAAACTTAAAAGAACTTGTAGGAGCAGAATTTGATGCAGACAAAGTTATCTGTGCATTCGAGGACTTCGAAGAAAACGGCGAAACAAATATTGTCGTAGAAGAAAGCAATAACGTAGGCTACGACATGATTGCATTTATCGACACAGCAGATGCGACAGAGTTCTACTTCTCTCTCGACAAAGAGAACTCTGTCACGGACGTTTGGGTGAGATAAAGAATATGAAAAAAAGAACAATAGTTTTCGTGCCGGGTGAAAAAGTACCCGGCACACATTGGACGGTATTAAAAGAAGCAGAAAGCAAAAATGGAGAAAGAATGTACGAATGCCAATGCGACTGCGGAACAATTAGAAACGTGAGTGCAAAAAACCTAAAATATGGGAAAACGCTCTCTTGTGGTTGCATAAAATCACAAATTAATAATAAAGGATGGTTCCAAAAGAAAGAAAAAAACGATCTGGAATTAACTGGGAAAATGTTCGATAATGTAAAGGTGCTGGAAAGAATTTCTGGCAATGGAACTATGACAATATGGAAATGCGAATGTATGGCATGCGGCAAAATCTTTAATGTAGTACAGCATAGCCTAACAAGCGGAGGTACTACCTCTTGTGGATGCGTACATTACAAACAGTCATCAGAGAAATGCAAGGATTATTTAGGGATCATAGATGGCACAAACGTTTCTCGCATTGCCAGCAAAAAAATAAGCAAGGCGAACACAACAGGAGTGAGAGGTGTAAGCTATAACAAGGCTCTAGGTAAGTATGCAGCATATATTGGTTTTAAGAACAAGTTATACAATCTAGGATATTATAGTAAGTTGGAAGATGCTGAGGCAGCTAGAAAAATTGCAGAAGAAAAAATGTACGGAGATTTTCTTGAATGGTACAAGAAACAAAAGGGCGAAAAGGAATAAAACATGAATTTTGAAGAAATAATGTTTAATTAGAAATGAATATGAAACAATTTAGCGAATATTTTAAAATACCAATAGGGCCGTGCAGGACTGAAAAGGCGGGGTGAGAAATTGGAATTAATGGAATATAAGCTTAAAAAGAGAAAGTCTGGAAATAATCCCAGACTTTCTCTTTTGGTCTTTAAGCTGCATCATACAATTTCTGCGATAGATTTATCTACCGCTACTCCAATAACTCCTGCATACCCATCCTGGCCACCACCGCGCTGATTGTCTACCTGTGCTGGATAGAATGATGTATTGTTAATGTCTGATACGCAGTATTTGACATACTTATATTTATATCCTGCTGGAGTGAGATATTCCATCTCTATTGCCTGGATCGGTGATCCATCTCCTACAACACCGTTGTCAAGATCATTTGTGTTGTAAGACTGGCCAAATATGATATATGGCAGCCATCCGCTCGCCTCCGTGTACACTCTTACTTTTATAGATCCTTTAGTTACTCTAAATCCAAGATACCGGAGTGGTAGTCCATCTCCTGCCCCAACCCAGTCTGTGGCATTTTTAACTTCCGGCCACCACCGATCAGTAAAACCTGCGGAGTAGATATCTACTTTTCCAAGTTCTTTTAATCCGCCAGTTCCCGGTACAATAGTGTTTTCTGGTCTCGGTTTGGAAACGTCCGTTGCTCCGGATACTGCCTTTTTATCGACCCCTTCCGCAATCAGCTGCGCAATTCCTTTTGCCGTTAAACTTCCGTATCTTCCAGCATCTCCTGCGTTGTCGCAAAACATTGTCTCTATAATCATTGCCGGCATTGCAGATTCTCTTAGATCGTGGTATCCTGTATTAAATTTTTTACCTCGATTATAATATCCTTTTGACTTAAAATTCTTGCAGATCTGATCTGCAATCTGATTCATGTCCTCATTTGATGCATCGTACATCCAGCATTCTACACCGTTTCCGCTTCCGTCTTTGGATGCATTCATGTGCAGCGTGTAATAAACATCGCAGTTGTTTGCATTTGCCTTATTTGTCCCCTCCGCAAGCTCCGCATTTACGTTATTTGCGTTAGAGTTACAATCAATCACCGCATGTCCTTTTGCCTCCAGCATAGGTTTTAATTCCGTGTAGATCTTCCGTGCCTCTGCCTGTTCGTCTAAAATCCCCATTGCTCCTTTGCAATATGGAGAGTGTCCACCTCTTAAACCGATTTTCATATTTTTTCTCCTTTCCGTGCGATACCGCACTGTCTACATATCAAATTTAACATTTTCCCACTTTTTGTAAGCATCGAAATACATCTCATTTTCGTATCCGTTGTAAGTAATCTCATAATACATTCCATCGCTCACTGGAGTGCTGAGTAATGCTTTGTGATTCCGTAATGATTTGCAATACCAAACTACAAAGATGTCATTCACATCCAGATTTGGCGTCCGATCTGTTTTATCCTTATTTTCGTTAAAATATTCTGCTACTTTTGCTTTGCAAATGTTTAAAAATTCTTGACTTCCCATATTCTTTCTCCTCGTTTTTTAAGCAAAAGAGGACGATTACTCGCCCTCTGAATCATTTTCCCTTAATTGCAATAATACATTTTTTAATTTTTCCGGTATCGGAGCCATAACAGCTGCATTTTCTAACAAACTAATACCCTCATTCGCGATATAAAACATTATCACTACTTCTCGTAAAGGAACAGTATCATTTAATAATTTTTGTATTGCAAATGCTACTGCAATCACGATAAACATTGTTATCTTTTTAAGCAATCCCTTGAATCCGATCTCTGATGAGAGCTGATTTTGATGCACTGCTTTTAAAATACCTGTCGCATAGTCAACTGTAGCTAAAAATAGAATCGTTTTTAGCAAAATGTCCCACCCTCCGAGCCAGTATACGATAACTCCTCCTACTGCACCGATTACCATACTTAAGTTGTTAAATAATTTTTCCATGTTCTTCTTCATTTCCCTCACTTTCCTTTCTTTTCCCCTTTAGGAGCTGATCGACATCGCACAGCTCCTAAGCATTTTACTCTGCCAATGCTTTTTCTGTTTTTTTCCTCCATAGATTGGGTACATCTTCCAGCTTCCACGCCTGCTTTGTGTCTGGATTCATGATTTTGTTTTTGATCTTGTCCACATAAAAAGCCACCATTATGCCATACCTCCTTCTGCCATTATTCCAACGATTTCTGCAAGCTCTGCGATTGCTCCGTCCTGGGTCTGCTGCCCCTTCTCCAGGTTTGTTACGCTCTCCTTTAAACTTTTTTCTTTTAAGACTGCCGTGATGATATCTCTTCTTGCTCCTTCTTCGGAGAGGTATTCCAATTCCTGGTCTTTAGTAATCTTTAAGATCTTTAATTCTTCATATCCGGCTAATACCTGTTCTGTCTCATCCCATTCATTCAGTACTTCAATCCGCTTGGTATTCTGCGGATCTAGCAATAAGTCTTCTATTTCTTTCAAATTTTTCCCCGCGGGAATAAAGCTTAATGTAAGCATTTCTTTTGTAAATGAATCTACACCATCTACAGTCAATTCAAATTTTTCTGTTCCGAATTTTACTTTTTCCATATTTTTCCTTCTTTCTTTTTTTAATTAATGATTTAATTGGTGGACATACAAAGCTGACAGAGGACATTTATGGGTGTGTAAAGTACCCTAATGGATACATGGAGGTTTTTGGTACATTCCCTAATAAAGGACTTGCCAGTGATCCGTCGCGCGGTGGATATAGTAAAACCCTGGATCTATCCAAATATGGTTTTAAAGGCAAGGTTTGGAGTACTGCCGCGCCGAGATATTCCGGAGGTTTTCCGAAAGTTTCGCACGAGTGGTACACTCCCGGAAAACTGATGCTTATATCTGATGTAAATGTCGATGGCGCTTTTATAGCCTGGAAAGTCTGCGGCTCATGGAAATAATGATTTAACTACGTTATCGCAAAAGTTTGGTGTAGGATCTGCGATAAAGGCAAAAGGCAAAGCTGACAATCTCTTGTACAGCTCTTACGACACCGGCTTTTATTGGTACGGAGCCAGTTGCGCGGGAGCTCCAAGTGTTTACACCGGATACATGCTTGTTTTGAGAGAGTCTGCAACAAGTAATCTTGTTAGGATTGCGTTTTCCACGGACGGAAAAATTTATTATTGCGTGCAGAGTGCAAATGGAAATGTTGCAATAAACTGGAAAGCGATTGGTTAGCCTAAATTGCTATTTAATTACTTCTTTTTTCTGTAGCTCGTCCTATTTTTGAGCGCAAAAATAACACCCGGCTGTGCCGCGTGTGCAAATAGCTCTTTATTTTTGTCTATTTTAAGCGCTCAAATACTTTTTATGATGGTATTTTACACTTTCTTGCTCTACTGTACAGTATTCCATCGTTGTTTCCAGTTTTTTGTGCCCTAACATTTTTGATACCTCTTGCAGTGGCATTCCCCTATTTAAAGCATTTGTTGCTGCCGTTCGGCGGAATCTGTGCGGATGCGCTTTTTCAACCCCTGCTCTCAGTCCCGTTCTCCGGATTAAATGCTCAATTCCAGCTTTTCCTAATCGTTTATGCGGATGATTTTCTGACACAAATAAGGCCTTATCCGTATCAGATCTTTCTTTTAGGTATTCCCGGAGATATAGATTTGCTTTATCATTTATGTATACAATTCTCTCTTTTTGACCTTTTCCATATACAATCAGATCCTTTTCTCCAAATCTGACATCTTCCACGTTTAGCCTAACAAGTTCCGATACTCTTATTGCTGTGCTATACAAAAATTCCATAAGCGCCTTATCCCGCAGGCATTTGCAATTTCTCAAGAGCAATTCCCTTTCCTCGTCATCAAAAGGTTTTTTGATCCTCTGCTCCACTTTAACATTCTCCACAAGCATCATTGGATTTTCTGCTATTTTCCCATGATCTCGGAGCCATCCGAAGAAACTGCTAAAGCAAGCCCTTACATTTTTTAGCGTTTGATTTGATACCCTTCTGATTGCTTTGTAACATCTTAAGTATCTGGATACATCTCCTGCTCCAATTTTCGCCACCGGCTTATTTATATAGCATAGTAATCTTTTTAATTCATACTCGTATCTTTTAATCGTACTCTGCGTTTTCCCTTCCAGATTTTTGGATAATAAATACTCCTGTAGATTCATTTCCCATCCGGTATCAATCATAGATAGTTCTTTTTCTTTTCTTGTGATATCATAGCCTTCCAGTATGCAGCGCATGTTCATTTGTAGCTCCTGCAACTTTTCCTCTGGTATTTTCCCTTGCATGCTCCGTATTACCTCAAGTATTAAGTCCTCATTCATTTTAATTGCTCCTTTTTGCTTTATTGTAGCAAAAGGAGCAATTAAATAGCAATTTACAGAGGATAGGCAATCGTAAATCCTGCCTCTACAAAAGCTTTGGCTGCAATAAAATGGATGGAACCTGTCGTTTTAATCTTAATAGAGCAAGCAATACGCTCTCCCATTCCATCCGCACACCAAGCGCTGCTTTTAATCTCTTTTTTAGGCCTTACAGCGCTTGGCAGCGTAGCGATTCCATACTCAAATTTCCCTGAGGCATCTGAGACGAGCGCGTGATAATGGATATATACAACTCCTGCAATAACCTCAATTGTATATGTCGGATTCTTCCAATCAGTAGACTGTAATGTGTAGGTTTTCTTAATTAAATCATTATTTAATTTTGTAATTGCCTGCTGCATGTTATATACCAACGCACTTGTCGGGACTTTTCCTGTGTTGTTGATCTGCTGGTTGGACATCATGCTTTTTGTTACTACACTTCCTAATTCTGTCTTTATCGAATTTATAGCAGAGACTATGTTGGTCTTTACCGATGTTGTGAGCTGTGCTAAATTTCCTATTTTCTCATCTACTAATCGGATGTCATTCGCAATTTTCCCGGATATATATTTGTTATAAAAATATTTTAATCCGTCTAATGATAAATATTTCCTTTGTTTTCACCTCCTTATTCCTGGAACAGTGAATCAATCTCTCCCGTTGTAATCGTCTCAAGATCGCTAGTCTTAACATAGCTTTGCAATTTTCCATCCACGGACCGTGTTGTCTCATACCCCTTTTGTGACAATTCCGAATCTGTCACATACTCTTCTGGTACTGCTGTCAGAAATCCGCTATCATTTGTCAGCTGGCTTACTTTGGTGGGAATTTCTGATTTTTTTGCATAAGCAGTTAAATCAATCTCGCGAGTGCCCAATTTTTCGAATTTGTCTGTAACCCACAAATACTCGTCATAGACGTTCTGTCCATTTCCGCTATTTGCCACCAAGTACAAGATACCCTTTTTCCCTGATTGCGGAAGTCTTTCTACGACCTGCGCATCAAATCCCTGGATGCCACTTACCGCCTTCGCAATTTCTTGTGTCACTTCTGTTTTAATCGCATAAGTGGATAGATCTATATTAACCTCTTTACTTCCATCAGGATTTAATGGCTGTCCATTAACCTTTACTACTTTAATTTTTACTTCTTCGTTTAGACGACTATTTATCAGTTCTTTTGTTTTGCTAATTACTCGTGTTAATCCACTTAGGTCTAAAAATTTTGCCATATTTTTATTCTCCTTCTATCACTTCAATCATTTTTCTTTTAATTTCTACCACTTCTTCTGTGGTAATTGCTCCTGCGTCATGCATTCCTTTCAGGTACGCAATAACCGAAAGGAGCATTGCTCCTTTCTTGCTAAAACACTTATTATTAATCCTACTTTCCTGCATTTTCTTTTTAAATTCGGAAATCATTTTTATCCCGGCTTCTTCATAATTCATTTTTGATCTCCCTTAAAATAAACCGTCAATTTCTTCATTTGAAATCACTTCATTTCCTGCTCCCGCTTCCAGTTCTCCAATTTTTTGTTCCACTGATTTTCCTTCTGAGAGCTGCACGCTTTCTGCCATACACAGGGGATAATCTCCATTATTTTTTGTGGATAAAGTATTTACGATTACAACTCCACCTTCAATACTTTGTGCCATGCCTTAACCTCCTTATTTTACTGTCACTGCTGTTGATCCAAGTCCTGCGTTTACAGATACCCAAATATCATAATTTTGAGTATGGCCGGATGCATTTGTAAATGATAATGTCTTAAGCTTCTTGAATCCGCCATCAAAACCTCCAACATTAAACGTAGGAGTTCCAAAAGAGGAAGGTATTGCATACACATTTTTTTCTCCTTCCCCAGCATTTACCGTAAAGCTCCTTGCTTTTCCCGATGCAAGCGCAGATCCTTCCAGCGCAAGAATATCTGCATTTTCCAGCTGCTCTTTGTTGCTCTTGCCCCAATATACTTTTGGCTGGAATGTAATTGCTACTGTTCTCGTGACAACTGCATCTCTTTCATCCGTTACTGCAAGCACGATGTTTGTGTTTGTTTTGATTGCTTTTCCGGTGTAATTTTTCTTTCTGAGGCTGTTGTTTAAAGTCTCTTCGTTTTCTGATCCAAATTTAATTTTCTGTGTCTTTGGATCCTTGCTCAAATTCCATACAACATCTGTCGCTGCTACTGTTGCTCCAATCTCATTACTGCTGTTCGTGGCCGTCATGCTGTTTATTACAATTTTCTTGTAGTTTAAATCGTCCACGATCTTTTTGTACTCGTCCGTAAAATCATTTTTCGATAGCCCTTTTCCTTCCTCTTGCCGTACATATCTTGCATCATTCTTTTTGACCAAATGCGCAAGACCTTCCTGATCTAAATACTTTTTTCCTGCTGCCAATGTTACAGCTCTTGTTTCCTTTTTTCTAGGCATTTTTATTCCCCTTTCATTATTTCATCTATTTCTTGATTTGTAATACTTGTCATGTCTCCTGATCCTGATGGGAGTCTAATCCTGGAACCGATTCCTTTCTTCTTTGACATTAATTGCAATTCATTCTCTTCCATTTTCATGTCATCCGCTTTCGTATCCAGCTCCGAAAGAATTTGCCTTAGTAGATCTTGCTCGTCTGGTGCGTCATAGTCCTGCGGTTTTGCTCGTTTTTTCACTTCAATTTCTGCTTTATAAGTTGTTTTTCCAAAGTTTGGCAGAGTCAGATAGACGTAAACCATAAGATTTTTCCCTGCCCTCAACAATTCATTGGGAATTTTTGCCGTTATATCTCCTCCTTGTACAGTCCCGATTACAATCAATGCTGTATTTTCACCTCTTAGAGCGAAATGCACCTCTATTGTTTCTCTCTCAACCTCAAGACCGCTCAGCAACACTTCCTGGCCGTAATCCCACTGAGTCAAACTTTCTTTTGCATAATTTTCGTTTTTACAGTCAATTGCAATCACAGTCTCAACTCCTTCGCAAGTGCATCTATTTCCTCTTCTGTTACTTCTTCCATTCCTTCAACCTTTCCATCGTTTCCTTTCGGGATTGTAAAATCTAATACTGCATCACTTTCTGATCCACTATTTTTTACCTCTGCTTCCGTTCCAGCTGCCCCAGTTTTTGTTGTTCCGATAGTTATCGTTGCTGCTTTCCCAGTCGCTCCTGACAAATCCACAAGGAAGTCATAATGCTTTATCCCCTTTTTATAAACCCTCCCATTTACTTCATCTTCGACGTTTCCGGTAGCGATCATTACAACTGCATTCGTTTGCAATCCATCTGTGGAAAACCCCGCATTCATTTCTTCTTCTGATCCATATATTTTCTGTACATTCAGTGCATTTTGTGTCGTAATGCCGCCAAGATTGTCTATCTCCTGATTTGTAATTTCCTGTAAATCAAATTTTTCCAATCTTTGTAATAAATCAACGAGTGCTTGATAGCTATCTGATGATGTAATGTTTGACTTTGCAATCGGATTTCCCTCAACTTGCAAGGCAAATTTAAACGATGTGATAACCCTACTTCCGTCCAGCATATGTAACCATCCCGATGTATTTCCTTCTTCAGCGAGCATTTGTTCTGTTAAGCTAAATGCTACGCAGTTATTACTTAAAATTGTTCCCTCTGTGTATGTTTCTTTTCCACTTGGCTTTTTACAATAGATTCTTACCCTCTCTATTGCTTGCGATATTCCTGCTAAATAGCAGCGCACCATCCTTCCAGTATCCGTTTGCATCGCTTGTATGACTGGGATAATTCCTTTTCTTCGGATGTCCATCTCTAATACTGTTGTCGCTTCCATATTTTCTCCTTTCTTACCCCGGGATCCACCTCAGTAAGATTGCTCCTCCAATCCCACCGCCGCCTCCGCCTCCGGTCCCTCCCGGATAACGAAGAACTCTATCCCACGGATAGTTGTAGTAAGAGGTAACTCCAATCTCTTGGTCGGTCTGATCTCCGGTCTGCCCTCCTACGATTCCACCAAACTCGTTTTGGCTTGCCTGGACAACTTGTCCATTCCCTATATGCATAGCAGTATGATTCTGGATATTTAATAAAACATCTCCCTTTATCATCCCGCCTCCGCTTTGTATATCTACGCTTGATGTAACATCTGTAAATCCACATGCGATAAATACATCGTACATATTCCCCGTATAAGTTGCTCCTCCGCTTTTAACTGGCACTCCTGCATTTTCCCATGCTTGGATCAGCAATGAAGAACAGTCATAATCAGGTCCCCACCGATTCCCTTGATCGTATCCGTGGCTATTATCATTTGCAATCTGCAATGCCCATTCGACTGCTGCATTGATTTTCTCTGCCCCTCCAGAATACTGCGATAAATAATCATACCAGTAGCGAGCCTGCTGCCTTCGCTCCTGTTCTACTTCCACACCTGCTCGCTCAAAATTTTTGAGAAATGCAGATGCTAGATATTCCGGAGATTCGCCGCTTACCTTAAACTGGTCAAAGGATAAAGGATATGCCCCAGTTGGAATCCACTGCCCGGCCGGAACCGTTACTGAATCAATCCAGGTAAGCTGCCCATTTGGATCTGTGATTCCGTATCCGTTTGCCCCTGCCCAGTTGGTATAGTTGGTTGCCGGTGTCCATTGTACCAATCCAAAACCTCCAGCATAGTTTCCTTCCTGGAGGCTTTGCCAAATTCCTGGATTAATATTGGACTCGCTTTGCATGTTCCCACACAATCCTGCGATTGCATTTAAGCTCCAACCTCTTGTTTCCAGGAATGCAAGCACCTCTTGTGCATTCCCTTGCATTTGTGACATCTGCAAATAAAAATTGCCTATTGTCCAAGCCCTTAAAATGCACCTTCTTTCGTTGTCCCTCCAACAAGGATCCCGTTTATAAATCTTAAATTTGTTCCGTTAGAAAATTGTGCTGTTCCAGTTTGACCTTCTTGCCCTCGAGTGTATAATCGTTCTGCATCAAGACATGTTTTATCTTTAAATAATCGCATGAGTGTTCTGCTGTCTGTGGCATCTGTTTCTGTTCCCCCTGCTCTAATCGTTACACATCCACTATTTTCCGCAGAATAGAAATCGTATCCCATAATAATCGGATCGGCTCCATCCTTCCCTGAAAAAATCATGCTTCCTTCGTTTAATTTTATCCGTTTATTTTTAAATATCTTTGAGTCGCATACATATTGCCCAAGTGCATAAACTCCATTTTTATCGAGTATAACAATTGTATTTCCATGATCATCTCTAATCATTGCAACGCCATCTCCGTTGCCTTCTCCTCCAAGCGTCAGCCGTCCACCTTTACAGCGATCAAACAGCATCGTTCCTGCGACAATATAGTCTGCGAAAAATCCTTTTCCAGTTCCGAACGTAGACCAATTCCAGCTTCCATCCGGATTTTTTGAATCTGCAATCATAAGTCCCATGCTTCCCCAGCACATCGCGCCGTAGGTTTCGCTGTCTGGATCAATGTCTTCTGCCAAAAATGCCTTTTTGGTCGTCTTATGCGCTTTGCTGCTTTGAATCTGCATTTGTGTCTTAACTCCGTCCAGTATGCCCTGCACTTGTTCTCCGACAACGCTGCCATTTGGCCTGATTGCGCTCTCTACACGATTTGCCATGCTTGACACATCATCAAAATAGTCGTACTTAAAGTCTCCCAACTCTACATCTACTACTTTTTTTTGGATGGAATCATAAGTCAGCTTAATCACTCTTGCATCCGTTGTAACGTCCAACTTTTTATGTCTGCAATATACTGTATCTCCAATCTGCACCTCTTCCAAATCCTGCACGTCTTTGTACAGTTCTGTATCTTTCAGCAGCACGAGATCTATATCTAAGTTTATTTTCGGCTTATCTATCCCCAGTTTATATTGTTCTTTGCACTTTTCTGTCAATGCTTTTTTCAACTCTTCTTTGGTTTTGCAGACGATCACCCCATTCTTTTCATCATCTTCCGAAGCATCTTCTGCCATTTTTACATCCTCAAAACTCATTACTGCATAATGGATTGTCGGATATTTTTGAATTAAAGGGGAGTCTATCCACTGCTCATTGCCCTCGATCATGTGTCCGTTGTAGGATTTTGGGATAATCCTTGTTACAACCTCTCTGATGTCCACATCTTCTTTCATTCCATCCTGAGCAATATTTTTACCGTATAAGACTTCCATCCCTCTGTTTTGTCCTACATGGTCATTTATTGTAATGGTGTAATTATCAAAAAGAATCTCACCGCCCCAGCGATTTATAAAAGAGTTTTCGTCTTCCCCGTTAATCGCTTCGATGAGATTCTTTGTCATGTAATATGCTGTTGATAGATTTTTAATATTCGATTTCCCGGTGTATTTTTTGTTTGGAGCTGTCATTAAATCAAGTGCCTGCTGACCAGTTTTATTTGTCGGCCGGATATCCAGCAGAAAGCAGTCATCCTTTGCGTCCATAAAGATTGGCTCCATCTCTGCTTCAATTCCTGCATCTGTTTTTTCTTTCTTTTTCACTCGGAAGAGTTGGTCTCCATTAAATGACGGCATCTTTACAACCGCATTCTCTTCAATGTATTTCCATCGCCCCTCATCATCAATCGGATGACTTAGTATCCCCCGCCAGCTTCCATTTAGTATCACTTTTACTTCTGCCGTGGTAGGTATCAGAGGCATATCTCCGTTGTTCTCATAATTTGTGTTTTCTGGCTTATAAATTTGTATCCTTATAAGCACCTCCAGTTCGGTATTACTTTTAATTCAAATCCCGGTGTGATTCGGATCATGTTCTCTCCTTCTTCCAAATACAGATCTTCATAATCCCCTTTTACGGATGCATTTTCCAGTTTCCCATCTTGGCGATATGTCAGCATCCTATCTGTATCAATAATCAAATGTCCGTTTACATTGGCAATCATATTTTTACCATTTACAGCAAGGGTGCATTCTCCAACCCCTATGATCTTATAAATCGGCATGCATTCGTAATATGGATTGTACTCCACCTCTGCGGCAGAATGTTCCAACGCCCCATCTCTCCGATATTGGTATCCAGCACATGTAAAATCTACATCAAACTCGCCAGACTCTTTTACCTTTCTTTCAGTCGCATTTATTTTTACATGTTTCACCAGATAAAAATACTCTTCGTTATCGCTTAAGATAAGCTTGTGATCCTTCTTTTGTAAGAGCCACTTCCTTACGTTTCTTAATCTTTCCTGCCAGTTTTCATAATCTACAAAGGTAAACGGTACATTGATTACAATATCTTTTACTTTTTTTGTTTCCCGAAAGAGAGATCCATCTCTTCCGGGTATTTTGATTTCTTCATATTCAAATTCCGGAGACGGGATACTTGGTCTCTCTCTTACAAGTACCCCAAGCTCCCTATTCCTTCTTCTATTAATTTCGATCTGATACACCTTTAATGCCCCCTTGCTCTACGTCCTGCGTGCTGCGCACTTCCGATTCCCGCTTGAGCCGTTTTCACAATGTAACTGTCAAAATTCTTGTTTCCAATCTGCACGTTTACAGCATTGTTTAGGTTAATGCTCATTCCTCCTGCTTCCGCAAGGAGTGACTGGCTTCCCATTCCATCGCTGATCGTTCCAGCCACACGGCTCACCGCATCTGATATTTTATAAACATTTCTGTCAAGTCCTTTAACCATTCCGTCAATAAAATCCGGCATCCATGTCTCGTAGTCCCGTAGTGGTCCTTCATCTGGCCGCGAGAAGTGGAGCAGCGATCTAATCTTGTCTGCAATTCCTTCAATCGTGTTGATGATTCCTTTCACTCCCGACATGATCCCTTCTTTCAATCCTTCGATAAAATCAGATCCCCATTCCCACGCACTTGATATAACGTTTTGAATAATGTCTCTGACTTTATCAAAAATTCCCCGGATCATATCTGGGATTGAAGAAATCGCATTTGAAATACCATCTTTCATGGCATTGAATCCATTTACAGCTGCCTCTTTTGTATTGTTCGCAAGGTTCGAAACCGTTGTTTTGATTCCGTTCCAAATATTTGATGCAGCATTCTTTGTTTCATTCCAGATTGCAGAAACTGTATTTTTCAACGCTTCAAATCTGATTTTTACAGCATTTACAATACCTTCTACCAAAGAGGTGACAACTCGCTCAATGCCACTCCAGAATTTCTGAGCAGCCTCTTGCATATTGCTCCATATCTTTTCTGCGTCCTCTCTCAGCTTATCAAAATCTCCGAGAACTAAGTCAATGAGTAGTAGCACCGGTCCCAGTATCGTGTTTTTGATCAGTTCCCACGCTCCCGCTGCCGCAGTTTTGATTCCGTCCCAAATTCCGGATAGCGTTGTTTTCAAATTTTCAAACATTTGGGAAATGTATGTTGCAAGCGCATTTATAATCGGATTCGCCATCATGGCAGTCCATGTCTCTTCAAATTTTGTTTTTACGCTTGTCCAGATTCCATTCCACCATTCTGGAATCCCCTGGAAGAAACTTACTGTATTGTTCCATGCCTCCGGAATTGTCTCTGTAAAGAATTTTATGATTGCATCCCAAGCCGCAAAAAATCCTTTTTTCACAGCATCCCAAACAGCATTGATAGCATCCCGAAACCATTCGCATTTGTTGTACAGTACGACCAATGCAGCCACGATCGCTGTTATGACTGCAATCACTGGATGAGCCATAATCAATCCGAACAAACTTTTTACAAGTCCCTTCATTTTTGTTATCATTTTCATGATCGTTCCGCCCACTCCAGATATTTTCGACATCGCACCGGTTATGGCGGAAATTCCGGTTGATATTTTCCCGATCACTATGAGCAGTGGTCCGATTGCCGCTACCAGAATCCCGATAATTACAATTGCCTGCTGCACTCCTTCCGGAAGTGCAGAAAATTTATTTACTAGATTCGTGATAATTTCTGCCAACTTTTGGATAATTGGAGCCAGCGTATCTCCTATCTGTATTCCAGCTGTCTCTAGCGATCCTTTTAACTCCTCGATTGCTCTGGATCCATCTCCCATCTGAGAGTTGGCCAAACGCTGCGCTGCTTCTTGATCGTTTGTTGCCTTAATGTACTTTTGCAGTCCTTTTTCTCCACTGTTCATAAGCACAGTGGCTGCTCTCATAGCATCCGAACCAAAAATTGTAGATAATGCTGCATCTCTGGACGCTGCATCTAATCCGCCTAACTTATCTTGTAACTCTTGCGCCATTTCAGTCGCACCAAGTAATTGCCCGCTCGAATCTCTTGTTTTTAATCCTAGATTTTCGATCATGTCTGCAGCTTTATCAGATGCTGGTGCTGCCAATTTCTGCAGCATTACTTTTAAAGATGTTCCTGCATCGCTTCCTTCAATTCCCGCATCTGCAAAACGTCCCAGTACAGCAGTCGTTTCTTGTATTGTCCATCCTGCATTTTTCGCGCCTGAAGAACACTGTGCCAGTGCCTGTGTAAGAGGCTCAACATCTGTGGAGGATGCTGCTGCCGCTCCGGCCAAAGCATTGGCTGCTTCTGCAGATTTGTTTGCTTCTAGGCCAAAAGCGCCCATTGCTTGCACAACTACATTTGCTGCGTCTCCCAGTCCCATTCCCGATGATGCCGCGAGATCCATTGTAGTCTGCAATGCTCCTGCTTTGATGTCGGCTTCCGTCAATCCGCCTTTTGCAAGTTCTGTAATCGCATTCCCAGCTTCCGTTGCTGAGAAAATGGTATCTTGGCCAGTTTTAATCGCCAGTTGCCGCAGCTCCTCCATTTCTGACATCGGTTTGTCTAGCGCACCTGCTGCCTGGCTCATTGCATCCTCAAAATTATTAGCCATAGAGACAGATGCAACTCCAATTCCTCCGAGTGCTCCAGTGAGTGGAAGCATCTTCTTTCCTGCTGCCGTTGCTTTTTCTCCAACTTTTCCAGTTGCCGCGGATACCTTTGCAAGATCAGCGTTTGCACTTCCGACCTCTTTTCGCAAAGCTTTATACTCATTTGTTGTTTCAACGATTTCTCTTTGCAGCGCATCCATTCCTTCTGGACTGATCGGATGCCCAAACTCTTCGTCTACCTGCTTTTTCTTCTGTTTTAATTCTTCTAGACTCTTCGTGGATTCTTCTACTTTTGTGCTTAACTCTTTATATTCTTCTGTGTCAATTTCTCCGGCTTCTTCCATAGACTTCATTTTTTTCTTTAATGTGTCTAGCTTACCGTTGGTCTTCTCAATTTCTTGCTGGATAGGTGTATAGGCCTGCTTCCAGGCATCGTAATTTCCAGCTGTCTTCGCCGCCTGCTCACTAGCCTGCTTCAATGTCTTTAACCGTGTCTCGGTTTCTTGTATGGATTGTTGCAAAAGCTTCTGTTTTTGATTCAGCAGCTCCGTATTTGTAGGATCCAGTTTTAACAGCTTATTGACATCTCGCAACGACGACTGCACTCCATAGAGTTTTTTATCTACACCATCCAGAGCTTTATTTAGTTTTGTGGTATCTCCTCCAATTTCAATCGTGATACCTTTGATTCTGCTTGCCCTTGTTTCCTCCTTTACAGTGCGTCTATGTCTGCTTGTGTTGCGATTTTCGGATAATCATAATCATCGTTTTTCATTTCGATAAACATGTCATTTACCATTCCAATGCTTAATAGCTCAAGATCGGAAATAGAAATACCGCACTGCACACACCGAAGCATGAACAGAGCGGTATTGACTTCTCGATCTATTTCCCGTTCTTTTTTTTTGGAATTGACATCTGTTTGTTTTCCATCTTCCACATATCCATGATTTCCGGCAGAATCTCATAAATATCGAATGTTTCAAATTGCTCCAGCCATTCGTCAATGTCTTGTGGCTGTTCCGGATCGCCATGCTTGTGCATTAAAAATGCAATGTTTTCAAACATTTCCAGCGATTCGATTGGAAGGCTGCTTTCAAATTCGCTCTCATCAAATTCTTTTCCTTCCTTTTCGCATTTTTTCTTCATTTCTTCTTTAAGTTTTTCCTGCACCTTGATCTGCTTTCCAATTTTCTGCATATCGGTAAAAATATCCCTGCCAAATTTCAGACGGTAAATGCGGGGGATTGCCGCAGAACTCTTAAATTTGCATTCCACTCCGTTGATTGTTAATGTTTTCCGCATTTCAATCTCCTCCTACGCTACTTCCTGATCCGGAATGTACACTTTTTCAAACCACTTGTTATAAAGATCATCGGTCGTTTCTGCCGTTGTTTTTGCACGAACTGCCATTTTTTTCGCTTCTCCGACTGGTACGGCTGATGCAGAAATCGTTACCGTATCCGTTGTCGGCTCAATCGTATCCTCTGTAGTGCTTGATTCCGTCGTAGGCCGTGTCGATGTACAACAATAAAACCAAAATCTTGTTCCCCTTACATCTCCGTCGATTTCAAATCCCAAAGCAAACCGCTTCACCTTTGCGGTAGCCTCTTCCAGCATTACTTTATTCTTGTCGATATATTCACTTAAAATCTTCTCCCGGAACTCGTCTGTGATCATCGCCACTTCCCAATCTCCTTCGTATCCACTGTTGCTCGAAGAGACATAATATTTTACACCATCGGCATAAAATGGTGTCAATTCTCCTTGCGCTTCTAGCGAAAGTGATACGGATCCTGGTAGCGCAAAAGGTGTATCAAATGTAATTACTCCCATTTCATCTTCTTTTAGTAACGCAACATGCGCATTGCTGATATTAAACTTTACTTTATCTTTTTTCTGTGCCAGTCTTTCTTTCCTTACTTTCCCTCCACTTCATACAAAACTTCATACATGTTTTCCGACTTGATATACTGTTCGTCTTTCTGCCAAAACAGTCCATATTTGTCGAGTATTTCCTCTACTTGTTCTTCCAGGTCAAAGTCTTTTTGATCCGTATAAAGCTCTATGTTTACTTTGTTACTTTTAAAATAGACTTTTCCGTCTGCCGAAAAGTTATTGCTTCCTGGAATCAACCAACAAATAAACGGAGGATTGACTGCTTCCTCCGTCTCAAAATGATGATATCTATATTCAATTCCTATTTCCTGCAATATTCTCTCTACTTTTTCTTGTGTCATAGGCTTCTTTTTAACCTTTCCATCAAAATTTCCTTTGCATGCTTTTCTGCGATACTGATATGCGGGATTCCATCCACTCTTCCACCATTTCTTTTCGCATGTCCATGCTCCAATAAGTGTGTGATGCGATAGGATGGCTTTTTAGAATATACTACTGTATTAAACTTGTATCTGCCTTTCAGCTTGGCATCTCGTTTGTATGTCCAATGCTTTTTATAATCTCCATCTCTTTCTGGAGATGTCGTTCTGAGTTCAGCTGCCGTCTGCTTTGCTGTTTCTTTTACAGCTTTTTCCACCACTTCCATTACATCTTCCCGATAGGCATCCAACTCATTGATTACTGCGATCGCCAATTCATCAATATCAATTTTAGCCATATTCTCTTATATCCTCATAGAGTGTTGTAATCTTTTCTAATGACAGAAACATGCACGGAGGTGTCTGGTCGTATTTATTCTGGATCTGCACAATTTTATACTGCATCCCGCGGATTATGCACACATCCATCGTTGATATATCCTCCATCGGCAGAACAGCTACTACCTCATCAATCTGACTTGATAGTACCTTCGCTTCGTAAAAGCGTTTAATCCCAACCGTCCGATATCCAAACCGTACATGCTCCTGCTTTGTTTCCACGATTTTTCTCCCCTGGACTTTGCATATTTCTAAACACCCATCGTTAAATGTAACAAATTTTGTTTCCTTACGTCTTGGCATTCTTTTTCCTCCAGTTGCGAATCTGCAAAGCAATGATTTCCTGTTTATAATTTTTTATAAACTCATCTACTTGACCAGCACGCGCATACATGCAGTAATTTAAAAGCAACTCTTTCTCTGGTGTCTCTTCTTCAAAATTGCATTCTCCGATTTTCCCTTTTAAATATGCTTCCCCGCGTTTAATGATCCCGGAGAGCTTTTTTTTCTCTCCGAGTTCCATTTCCCAAGTGATGTCCAGAAAATTTTTTACATCCTCCAGTAATTCCTCCATCTTTACTCCTTATTCTTTGTAACAGTAATTTGGTATGTCTTTGTCGTCTTACCATCTGTTACTTTTGCTTTCACGATGTTCCCGGCTCCTTCCTGCCAGTTTACTCTGCTTCCATTTGCAATCGGCTTCTCATTGTAAGTGATCTCCACTTCCGCAGTCGTATCTGCAACCACTGCCTGCACGGTGTTAGATGCATCCGTCGTTGTTAAAGTGTATGTCAAAGTTCCTTCTGTAAATGTTGGTGTAAGTGCATGTCCTCCAACCTTAAAGTCAGCAAGGTTTGCATTCTCAACATTCTCCTCTGGCTGCACTACTTCCACTTCGTATCTGGTCGGCTGTAATGCTGTAATGTCTAATAACACAAATGCATTGTCATCCATAGCAAATCCGTGCCCATACATTTTAATTAAATATACTCTTTCATCTTCCAGGAATCTGTAATCGTCAGAGTATAAGATTCTTCCTCCGTTTTCAATTCCCGATCCCATAAAATACAGTTTTGCCATTCCGAATACCGCTTTGCCTACAGCTACCGCCGGAGACTGAATAACCTCAATCGGGAATGGAAGTGTACTCACGTACCCACCGCCCGGTGCTGGTCTCTGTGTTGCCGGAAGAACCTTGCTGAAATAATCCGCCGGATTTACTACAAGAATCAGTGAATCCACTGTTCTTGACTGCCCTTTCTCATTGATTGCCATGATCGCAGCGATCTTTCCGAGCTGTATATCATCAAGCTTTGTGATTTTAATTGGCTTCTTTTCTGGGTATTCTCCGCCTCTTACCAATACGTTTTCTCCTACCTGTCTGGTCATTCCAATCGGCATATCTTTTCCAGTACCGTTTACGATACCGTCTTCCAGTCCGTTCGCAAGTGCTTCATACAACACTTCTCTCACATATCTGTCTAACCATTCTGGTCCCAGATCTAACATTGCTTTGCAAACTGGAAGGAACGCAGATAATTTGCTTAACGTTACATCCACTTCTTTGAATCCGGATGTGAGTTCCTGGATAATCTCTGCGCAGAGTTTTCCCCATGCTGCCTTCTGATATCCGTTGGTATTCATCATCATTCTTGTCAGACCAGTCACGGAAGTAAACTGGATTTTGGACAGTAATGGATGATTTGTTTTTAAGTCCTCAAATACTTTATCCAAGATTGTAAATGGCATCACCACATCGAGGTTTTCTACTGCCTGCTTTGGATTCGGTGCTTTCATTGCTTCGGAGAGTTTCTGATAATATTCTCTCTCTTTTGATGTCAGCTGTCTAACACCTCTGTCGGATAAGATTTTCTGATCTGTTTCTTCTACAATCGCTTTTGCCTGCTCTAAAACATTCTCCTGGATCTTATCACACAGCTCCACAAACGCTGCCTGAAACTGTTCTGTATCCCCATCTTTGATTGCATCGTTCATTTTCTGTACGATAGCTTTCTTTTCCATTTCAATTACGTCTAAATTTTTCCTTGTATTGTTCCTCCTTTAAAAAGTTCTAAAATTTTATTTTTCTCCGGCTTTTTCTGCTGTCGCTCTTTCATTTTTGCGATCTGCTGTCGGAAGCTCTCCTGGCTATTCAGCTGCCTTTGCATGCTGGACAGCTTTTCCAAAATTTCTTCATTTCCTGCTGTTTCTGTTTTTTTATTCATAATCTCGTCGATCAGGCCGTATTCTAAAGCTTTATCCGGTGTCAAATATGTTTCATTCTGCATCAGTTCAATCAGTTCTTCTTCGCTGATATTTGCTCTTTCCAAAAACACCTGCCGGTTTGCTTCCATCATGTCGTCAAGATCATCGGCATACTTTCTAAGCTGCGCTGCGTTTCCGGAGCAATACATCCACATATCATGGACAAGTGCTGTTGTTCCCAGGCACATCTTTCTTTCATCGCATGCCTGCAAAATTAAAAATGCAACACTGTGTGCCACCCCGTCCACAATACCGACTTTTTTGTTTGAGCACTGTTTCAGCAGGTTATAGATTGCTACTCCCTCTTTTACAGATCCGCCATTGGAGTTGATATGCAGCTCTATCATCTGTCCTTCCGGAATGTCCGAAAGTTTCTCTGCAAAATACTTGGCAGATGTTTCAGAATCTTTGTATTCCCATTCATTCCAGTCAAATTCTCCATATTCTGTTACATCGTCATAGATGTACAGAAGAATTTTATTTTCTGACTGCACTGGCTCCATTCTCCAATTTGTAATGTTCTTCCTTTTCTCACCCCTTTCACTGAGCATCATTTTTATCCAATCCTGCAAGCAGGTCTTGAATCTTGCTGTAATTCTTCGTCATAAAGTGTTGATTTGCCCATTCCTCTTCAATCCGAGGTTTTCCGAGCACCTCTAAAATATCATTGATCGTAAAGGCTCCGCTGGAAATCAGCTTGTCTACCGGTGTTGCGATGTCAAAAATATCAATATGTTTTACCGCAAGTGTTTCGATTTTGATGTATGTTCCCTGCTTAAATCCTTTGTATCCATTACGTTTCCGGTTGATTTCCTGCTGCAGCATCTTAATTAATGGATCCACGACAAAAGTCAATAGCTCATCAATCGCTTTTCCCGTATCCTGCACATCTCCTTTTGCAAGACTCGGTGGAAAGGAAAATCCTCTTGCAGTAAACTCAAATATATCGTCCGCAAGTGATTTAATATCTCTTGTAGACTCAGTGGAATATGTCTTCCCACCGTCTGATATATCCTGATAGTTATATCCCTCAAATAATGGGAGCACCGCATTTTCTTTGCTAAAGAAGTTTTTGAAATGTTCCGTCATTAACTGATTGAAATTTTCGTTAAAATTATCATCTTCCTGAGCGATTGCTTCTACATTTAAAATCCCCTTTTTCCCCCTTGATTTTTTGTACGCTTCCTGCGCATACACAATCAATTTTGAGTACGTCTCATACATTCCGTTCATCAGTTTTCTCATGTCGTTTGAGTTCAATTCAAAAAACATGACATCCGACATTTCCAATGTTTCCGACAATTCGTATCCGTCAATGACAATTCCGCTAAACTTGTAATCTTTCAAAGCAAAAATTTCTTTGCAGTAAGAATCAGCTACATACAATTTTCGGTTTACTTCCACGACAAGGCATTCATTGTTTCTGTACAATTTTCCAATAAGTTTGTTTACAAATCCTGCTGCATTCTGATTTTGATTCGGCTCATAGTTCCAAAGATAATACTCTGCATCTTTCACTTCTTTCCCTTTTACATAAGTCTTAAACTCGCATTTGCTCACTGCATTTGCAATCTTATTTACGCAAGTCCAAAAAGCCAGCTCTCTGAGATAGATCTCATATACGGCTCCCTGTACTTCTTTGTCATCCATAATGTCCTGCATGTTAATACTGATATTTCCGACTCCCAGCTTCTTGATCAGCCAGTCTTTTATACTCAACTTCCTATTCTCACCTCCTTAGTAGCTGTATACCATTGTTGCCGGGGTTGGCTTTGGTCTCTTCTGTGGCAACTCATCTTCTATGGTCATTGCCGCTACCAATGCCATAAATGGATCTGTCTTCCTGCTTTTTGCTTCAATTTTTCCATACACAAAATTTCCCATATCAGCATCATCTTCTTTTCCTGGCTTTCTTCCATGCCTGATCAGCTTTGCATTGTTCGTCGCCCAGCGAAGCTCCGGTGCATCGCCCCAGTTAAACCACCGATTTGTAAAGCAGCTGTCAATCACCGGCGCAACCCTCATGACATCTGATGGCCTTATTAGTTTCAGATTTTTATTTATTTTTAAATCAAACCCTATTTCTTTTAGATATTTTGCTAACAATGCGAACCGGAAATCATCAACTGCAAGCTTTTTAATATTATACTTTTTCTTAGATTGCTGAATATATTCCGCAATTACTGATGGATGTATCTCATTTTCTTCTACCAGAGTCAATCTTCCCATATCTGCCCATTCTTTCCATGGAGCTTTTATTCTCTCCAGATCGTTTGATTGCAGACACACCCAGGAATGGCTTATATCATATCTTTGGTCTCCGTCTCTGAAATGTAGATCCACCGAAGCCCAGTCATTTAATTTTGTATAGTCCACTCCACAAGTGCAGCTCCATCGTTCCAGACACGGAAGAATAATATTGGTAGCTGCTATGTTTTCCCAGTCTGTTACGCTCATCTCTTCTGCGTTTTCCGGGATATTCATTCGCTTTGTCATAAATGCTGGCAGTCTTCTTGGATTCTTCTTCCATTCCCGGTATTCCTTCCGGATCTCCTCCAGCAGGTTTGGCAAATACGGAAGAGATGGGTTTGCCATTGGCCAATTCGCTTCGTCATCGACATCTTCTTTTTTATTCAGCCTACAAATAAATGGTAAAAGTCCATTATCCGGTTCTCCTCCCCGCAAGATTCCTTCTGCTGTTTCCAGCAGATCATCCAGTGGGCCTTCCCGGACATCCCCATTTGTAGTATAGTAAGATCTTCTCGGATGTTTCTTTTTTCCAAGACCAGTTGTAAATACGTTAATATTCTTATAATCTTCGTACTGATGGATCTCGTTGAAGATGCAGATTCCAGATCGTAAACCATCCTTTCCCTTCGGGCTGTTCGTTCTGCCTCGCATAACACTTTTTGTTTTCAGGCTCACCACTTTTTCTTTTGTCCAATAAAAAAACTTCTTTAGCTTTTTTACGACAGACGGCTGCTCAAAGGCATTGATGACATCTTGCACTGGTCGCATTGCCTGATCCTCATTGTTCGCACAAATATCAACATCATACTCCCGGATACCATTATATGGGGACATTAAGCACGCAGATTCTACCGCAATCGTACCATCTTTCCCCGCTCCTCTCCCCAACATACAGAACAAATCCGGCCATCTCGGCAGCCCTGATTTTCTCCAATATGTGCAGTCATGCAGTCCGATCACGAACTTCTGCCAAGGAAAAATATCCTCAAATGGGAAGTATTTGGTAAGTCCCATATACTTTTCAAACTGCTCCTCATCAACAAAAATATCTTCGTTTTCAAAGCACCATTTTACATGTTTGATTAGCAGCTCCTGATCTTCGCACACTGCATAGGTTTTGTGCTCAACAATATCAATCCATTCCTGGATATACGGATGGATTTTACAGCTCATCGTCATCATCTCCCGGATCTCCGGAAACCGGCTTAATTCCAATGCTATCCAGTATTTTCAGCATCTGCGCACTTACCTTAATTCTCTGATCTATGGAGTCATTTTTCTTTTGTCCTTTTTGACCTCCGCCATTGTCGTATTTGACAACAGCTCCTCTCCTTTTTATGTCTGCAATCAGGTCATTTTCCAGGTCCCAAAAATCCATATATTTATCCACTAAGTCGATGTAATATTTCCCAGTGGTCCCATTCTTGGCCAACTGTTCCAAAAGGTCATCTTTGATTTCTTCTCTTAATATTTCTTTTCTCGTTTTTCTCGCCCTTAGACCACCCCCTCCTTCACGCGCGCGCGGAAAAATCTCTTTTGTCAAGAGCACCCACCGGTCTCTTATGGCCAAATTAAAACCCGATTTTTTTCGACCGGGGGTACTCTCTCATTTTTTACCATCTCTCTTCTGTCAATAGCTTCTTCTTTTCTTTTTTACGGTATCCATGTACTTCCTCATGGCATTCATGGCATAGACTTATAAGATTTCTTTTTTTCTCTCCCTTAAAGTAATACCAGATTTCCAATGCTTTATCTGGATGCTTCTTCACATAATTTACGTGATGAACCGTTGTAGCTTTCTTGTATTTTCCTCTCTTCTTACATATCTGGCATTCATATTTATCAAGCTTCAGGACTTCTTCTCGTTTCGTTTTCCATTTGCTCCATGTGTAGAATCTATGTATGTTTTCTTTTATGCATTTTTTTACAAACTCAATGTCGTGTTCTGTCATGACACCTCCTTGTTGACTTGCAGGAGAAGGACTCGAACCTCCGACTTCCAGTTAAGGAGACTGGCGAGCTTCCAACTGCTCTATCCTGCTATGTATATGTGCTACATCGCACAGTGTGCAGGTCAGGATTCGAACCTAACAACGCACCCGCTCTCACGGATCGCACTTTCCTTTAATGCTATCTGCACTCCTTTTTTTGCGCAAAATAGGCTTTTGCCTAGAGCCTTTTATCGTCATTTGCTCAGGACGTAGAAAAGCACCCGGCTTTCGCCAGATGCTTCACTATTATTTGCTATTCACTTCTTCAATAAATTCTTTCATCAGTTCACTTATCTTTCCAGCTTGGCTGACTCCCGCTTCCTTGCAGGCAGATTCAAATTGTTCTACTAATTCTCTTTTCAGTTTGAATCCTTTTGTCATCCACCCAGCTTTCTTCTGATACTTTTCTGATGCGATTGTTTGTGGTTTCGGTTTTCCTATCGGCATCTTTTCCACTCCTTCCATAATTTTGGCACTACATCCATCAATAAATAAACAGATGACAAAATAAGCAGAATGGTTGAATAAATATCCCTATCAGATGCAACAAAGGATACCACTGCAAACAATAAAAATAGTTCCCTAAATTTTACTCTTTTCATTTCTTCTCAGATGAGCTATAATTTTATTAAAGGGTTGGGGCTTTCGCCCCATTCCCTATTTGAGAGCTTCAATAAGATTTGCAATCCCAGTTAAAAACGTCCCAAGCGCAATTAACAATTCGATTATCAATCTTGTTAAGCTCTCTTTTTTCTTGTGCTTCTTTTTGCTCATCAGCTTCTCACCACCTTCCTTACAATTATATTATACTATATGGTTTACCATATGTCAATACTTTTTCAGGAAAGTTTTTAATAATTTTTAATAGATACTACCGGAATCGAACCGGCGACACACAGTTTATAAGACTGCTGCGCTACCACTGCGCCAAGTATCTGTAACGTGAGAAGAGGCAACCTTTTCTCGGTCGCCTCGGGTAAGAGTTAAAATTCACGAAGTAGTTACTTTGTAGCAATAACATATTACTACTTTTCTTCGGGACATTGTGGGACATTTTCAAAATTTTCAAAAAATCTTTGTATTCTTTTCTTTACATTCTCATCCGTGTACTTTACTTTCCGCTTCGGGAATATTCTATTCATGTATTCCGCCACCTGTATGTATGTCATATCGTCTATAAAATACATCCTAAACATTATTCTTAGTTCGCTTTTTGGAATACTCTCAATGTACTCTTCTGCTTCTGTCATCAACTCCAACAGTTCTTCTTCCTTTTCTTCCAATTTCCTTTTATATCTTTTTAGGTGCGTTTTCTTTTTAACCTCTTCCGGAAATGGATAACCTGTAATCTTAATGCTTCCATACGTTCCGTCTGGTCGTGTTCCTTTTACAGAATCGGATACTACTGTTATATTTTCTATTTCTTTTTCAAGAGTTCTTATTCTCCTCTTTATATCTTTTATTTCTTCTCTCATTGCCGTGTATTCAACTAATATTGCCTTGTCCAATGTTTAGCCCCTTTCTTGTTAAATACTCCGCGACACTTAACTCTTTATACTCTCCTCTTCATCCGCGCCGTCTGAACCTTTCTTTTGTAGCCCGATCTTGGATCTCTATGCTCTTGATCCGGAAACCAGCGATTCCTGCTGCCTGCTCTAGCACATCTAATACCTGCCTGACATGCTTTGGGATGTGTTCTGCATGCGCGATCGCTCTGTCTGCTGTTGGATCTTTATATCCTTCTTTATTCATTTCTTCCCTCCTTTACTGCTACCTCCTTGGATGTTATAATTGGTTTATCAATTCTTTTTTTAATCTAAGGAGGCATTTCTATGTATAATTATCAAAAATACGAATCTTATGAAACTTTTCTACTGTACCAAGAATTTCTTTCCATTCCAGACAATCCCTTTTCTTTTCAGATGCCCGAAGGAATGACAATGACCAGTGATATGATACACACATTCCTGCAAGCTGCTTATAATGCAAAAGGTGTGTCTATTTTGGATTCTTGATATATGGTTCCGGAAGTGGCTGCCATGCAAGAACGCATTTATAAGCCTCTCATCTACCGGAATCCATGTACCATCATAACAGCATCATAACTATTCACATAATGCCTTCCGCATTGGCAATCAAACGATTTTACTCTGTTAAAATCAAATTTGAATACTTCTCGATCATCCATGTGAGAACGTATGGTGTCAACTACATATTCCATTGCTCTTGCATATCCTTTTACTTCATCAAATTGCAAAGGATTTCCTCTTGCACATTTTCGCATTTCTTCATGTGCTAATTTCGATTCATTCTCCATTTCTTCCAAAATCTTCTCTAGTATGTTCATTCCCTACTCCACATCTCCTTTTATTCCAAAAGCTCTTCTTGCTAATTCTGCACGCCTTTCAACGATGTTGCTCACAGTATCATAATGCTTTTTTAATTTGCATTTTTCGCTATATCCATTGCATTTCTCCCCAAATCCACATATATTTCTACATATTCCTTCTTGACTAGCAATACATTTTTTCATCACTCCACCTCCAACAAAACTCTGGATTATCAAAAATGTTTCCAAATACTTCAAACTCGCTTCTCTCGATGTAAAAATCTGACAGCGGCATTGGGAGACAAAATGGTTCACATTTGCTCAATGTATCTGTTTCAATCACTTCCGTGTGCCAACCGATAACTCTGTCAACAACTTCTAATGTTTCGGCATCAATTACATTAAATTCTCCAAACACAACTCTTGCTAAATCATTGTCGTTCTTGTGCCCTCTTAAAATATCATTCTCCCAAATCTCCTTGCCGTTCTTGTCTTTCAATCCGGTATACTCGCAGATAGTCTTCGGATCAACTTCGCATCGCAGTAAAACATCAGGTGGTTCTACACATTTTTTAAAAATTTCTACTTTTCCAGAAGGATATTTGACCATATAACCTTCCACCCATTCGCTATTATCTTTTCTCTTCGCTTTAAAAAGGTTTTCTTTATTCATTCTTTCACTTCTCCATTTTACAAGAAAACTAAACTCGTAACTCAATTACTCAATTCTTGTCTAACCTTGTTTATTTTTTCTACCAGTCAAGCATCTGTGTGCAACGATAGCAACTTTTATTTCTGTATTCTTCCACAGCGCATCCACAACTAGGACAGAAACCTGTATGACATACCAGCGCGCCGTTTAAGTCTTTGTATTCTGTTTGCATATCTACTTTCTTCGGCAACTGCTTTTCCAGCGCTTTGATCGCGATATTATATAGTGCTATATGTTTTTTCTTTCTTGCCTCTATTATTCTCCCGCAATTTTCAATTCCTTCCAGAGTACTAATTTCCATTCTATTGACACTCCCCACAGCTAAAGCAGGGGGATTCTTGCTTCAACCACT